TCTGCCAACCTTTAGGCATCTCAAAGGGATCAACCACATGTATACTTTTACTAAATTCAGGAAACGCTGAATCTTCGAATGCATCCCAATCTCCATCTAAGAATTGTTTTCTTTGTATTTCTGGTAATGATGCCAGCATAACATAATAATCATCTGTCTGAATTAGATAAGGATTATCTTGAAGTTTTGCTGGTATAAATCTTCTTGTAATTACTTTATTGCCATTAGGTGTATCTATGTTAATATCAAAGGCAAAATTAGGCACAGCGGGATCCACGAACATTTCACGTACCCATTGTGAACCTATATTACCTGGATTCCCTGTTGCTCTCATGTAAACTGGAATCTCAGTATCAACTGATCGTAAAGATGATCTTAAAAAATTATATATATCTGGCGAAGGATATTGTGGTAGTTCGTCTATTCCTATCCATGTGTAAGATTGCCCTTGGTAACGTAAAGCGTCTGTCATGTTCTCTGCGTACCCGAACTCTATCTTTGCTCCTGAAGGGAATCTCCACTCTTTTTCTTGTTCTCTCCATTTTGCTCCTGGAAATGCTTTCGAGTATAATCTTTGAGAATGATTAATCAAATCTCTTAACTCTGGCATTGTCCGTCTAATAAGAAGTGCTCTATGCGTTTCTTTATGGCAGTATCTTAATGGATCCACCAACATAGCATAGGATTTTCCACCTCCTCTCGCTCCCCCATAGAATACCTCTCTTTCGGGAGCTGCAAGAAATTCTGTCTGTGGACCAGTATTAGGTCTAAAGATTACATCTTGCTGGTTTATATGCTCTTTTACTGTTTTAGGTGCACTTTCAATTATATCTTCTGTAAGTAGTTGTGTCTCTTTTCCTGTTAAAGCTTTATCAATAGTTAACAGTTTACTTTTAGTATTTTCTGCAGACATTTTAGCAGAACGTAAAGACTGTTCTGCCTTTGCAACTTTCTTACGACTGCGAATTAGAATCTGTTTGACTGACCTCTTGGCTTTCTTCTGGGCTACCTGCTTCGGTTTCGGTGGTGTTATTTCGATTAAGTCTTTTTTTAAGTCCGACATGTGATATATATCTTCCTGTTTTCCTATGTACCCATCTGGCAGTCTCTCTTAAGGAACAAGTCTTTAAATATTCTTGTGCTTGCGTAAGAGCATCTAATTCTTCTTTAATTGGTTCTAAATAGCTAGAGTCCTGTGATTGTTTAAAACCAAATGGAACTACTCTAGCTCTTTTCTTGATCTTTATTGGTTCCATCTTTTGCTGGTAATATAAATATTCCATGTAATGATTTCATATTTATATCTAATTGATCCTTTTTTACAATTCCTACTCTGTCTAATACAGAGTTAGCAGCTGCTAGACGAATACTTGCCTGTGGTGTAGTACCGTCTTCGTCTAGTAAGGCAGTTAGCCTAGTGGCTGCTCGTGCAGAATGTGTAGATAAGTGATTTTCTGCTAATTCTGTTATTTCTTTTTTAAGATTACGTACAACTTTGGGATAGCTATGCTCAGAGTAGCCAGCTATCTTAGCTGCTTCCCGTGGATTTCCTTGTGCTTCCCCGAATAATACGTCTAGAAACTTTTCCTGCATGTCTGTTAAGCTTCTTTTTTGAGTCTTTGTTATAGAAGAACCCATGTCTTGCATTTATTATCTCCATTACTTCTTTAAAAGGTATATTTTCTTTAAATATCATACTATTTTGTCTATTAAACTGTATTAATAAGGGAATCCTAGGAACTCCCTAATAATAGATGCAGTTTAGTGATGACCTCTGTGGCATGCGTGCATGCGAATGTGTACGTGTGTCCTTTTAAAGTGCATCTATTTATATTATACACACAAATTAGACTTTTGTCAAGGATTATTTTAAATATTTTAGTAGGTGCGACAATTTGGTAGTAGACAAAAGTGAAAATAATGTGTATAATGTAACTATAGGTTACACGGGGGGTTTTATATATATAATATAGCTAAATATAGAAGTACCCCTAGGGTATTCCTGGGAATATTGTCGGGAGTATATATAGAATATATACCCTAAAATATGGCCACTAGGTAGTTTACAGAGATATTGGGGATTTTCTGGTGTGTGTATATGTATATATATATGGGGTACCCTGTACCCCTGCGTACCCCCTATGGTATTCTTTTTTTTTATTCTTAAATATAAATTAATATTGCTTGAGATTATTTCAGGGGTACCCTTAGGAAATTTTTGGTATTAATTTTTGTTACCACTTGGATTGTAATGAGAGAGAACTTAATTTTTTATGTATAAGCTACAAGTTAACCAATAACACTCCCAAAAATAACCCCCCCATGTACCTATGAATATCTTTAGAGCAGACAAAAAAAAACCCCCCTGAAATTAATCAGGGGGGCTTTAGTGTTAGCTGGTATTATCTAGCCAACTCTTTTACTTAATCTTGCAACTTGTTCTGGTGTCATGTTTGATTGTCTAATTTTATTAAACTCAATAGACCATTGTGTACAAGCTATCTCTAATTGCTTAACAGCTTGCTCAGTTCCAGCTTGTTGATCTTTTTGATTTAACACTAATTCCGATTTACTAGCGTTAATTGTTCTAGACATTTTTTTGATACCAGCAACAAAACTATTATCAGTTCCTGCGGTTTCATTAGTTGCTAGATTTGTAGATTTATCTGCATAGTAATTTTGACTTGCTTTTTTTAGTTCTGCAAATTTCATACTATGTTGATCTAGTTCCTTTTGGTGTTGTGGATTTGGGCTATATTTTTTTGCAAAAGCTCCATCAATAAAAACCTCACTATCTTTATTACCTGTAAATTGCTTTCCACTTTTATTTTTTTGCAAGCAACCAGCTTTAATTAATGGCAACGCTACCCAAAAAGAATCTTTTAAAATTCTCATTCTATCCTTGCCAGTATCTGTTGTGCTTTCCCATGTTTTCAAAGTGTCAACACCCAACCAAATTTTATACGAATTAACAAACCCCCTAACATCTCTATTTGTAATGGTATTTAATTTGTTAAAATCATATTCAAGATTAGTTGATTTATCTTTATATTTTAAAGCAACCTTGCCTGATTTGATTGTATTTATAATCATTGTAGTAAAGACAATTCTTTTATGTCCGATTTCAGAATTGCTTATCACAATATTGTCAACCATTGTTAATTGTTCTTGCTTAGAACTATCAACAGTTTTTGTTTTTTCTTTAGTCATATTAACTCCATTAATTAAACCAATATTATTTTTAATATTTTTAAATTTAATCATTACTATTTGTACACCCATTAAGTATGTAAATCAAATTTATTTTTAATTTATTTATTTTTTTCACAATTGTTAAAATGATACATATTGACGCACCTATATCAACCCTTGATTGTATATGGCAATATTGTGGTATTGCCACACATTTGACACAATCAATCATAGGTGGTATTATTAGTAATGATTGAAATAATTTTAAATAAAATAAAAGAACTAAAATACTACAACTATTCTTTTTATTGTAGTTGTAAGATTTGTAAATTTTTTAGATTGGTAAAAATAAAATGACTTATGACAATTTTTTAATCGGTTATTTTATAATTGTAATGTTGATTAGTTTAATACTTATTATTAAAAAATAAAATTATGATTACAATTTTTATAACATTAGCAATAGCCCTTGCAATATTTGGAACATTAACAATATCACTTTTAATATTTGGAATATTAGCAACGTGGTTATTTACAAAGAATTAATATGGACATGAACAAAATACTCATAGCTGTAATGCTTATCACAACTGTTGGTTATATACTCTATACAAACTATCAGTTGACAATAGAATTAGCGATAAGATAATCATTTGACATAGACAATAAAAAGTCGTAGAGTTTTCCTATACGAAAGGAAAAAAAATGTATGACCTATACTGTTACAATGTTTGTTTGGTTGACTGCTATTTTATTAATTATTAGTTATTTTTTAAAATAAAAACCAAAGGAAACAAAATGGAAAACCATTTGTAAAACCCCTTGTGTCTATTTGACGCAGGGGGTTTTTTATTGTAATATATATATATATAAACAAACAAAAGGAAAATCATGATACCTGAATGTGATATAGTACGAGTACAAGTACAAACCAAAGATGAAAACCTTGACGTAGGACAACTGCAAATAAAAGAAGAAACCAAAGAAAAGTACGGCTTATACAAAAGAATCAACGACTTAAATTCTAGGAATGATACCTTAAAAAGTCAGCTAACTTTATATAAGTTAGAACTTGATGACTTTGCTACCCTATGTAAGTTATTAATAGATACTAATTTTCTCCAAAAACATAATGAAAAACAAATAAATCAAGTTAAGGATATTGTTGATACTAATTTAGTTGTAGATTAACTTGATATAATTAATTAAAGGGGGTATCTATGGAAACATAACTGAATAACTTCTTAATATTAAACAACCCTGTGTATGTCCTCATATACGCAGGGTTTTTTATTGCCTGCCTTGACACACCCCCCAAACTTTGATACTATGTAATTGTACTAAACACAAGTTAGGTTTCTTTATCAGATACTGGACTGCTTGTGTTGGGGGTAGGTTGTTGCAACAACAAAAACCTATTGCTAGATTCTTGAGTATATATATACAATAGAATTGTTTGAAACCTGTGCGTTGGTTAGAAAAACTATTATAATTGGCGAAGTATATGTG